CTGTAAGTTCTTTGAATGTTAAGGTTTTAGCATTTTCAAGATCAAAGTCATTGAATACGTTCATTCCTGCTTGTGTAAACTGAGCAGTTTCAAATTCGTTTACTTTGATACTAATTTCTGCACTTGCACTATCACCTTGGTCTGTGATTGCAATTTCAGTATCTTTATCAAAAATGCGTCTAGTAATGTCCTGTACTGTGTTATCATCACGTAACAAGAATACTTTACCGTCAGCTGTGTTGATTGCTAATTCACCGGATTCTAATTGAGAAACTATAGGTTTTTTATTCGCGACTGCAGATCGCTTATGTCTAATTGTTGTTGCCATAATGGCTGCCTCCTATTTAGGTACGGGTCAGGTCTATAAAGACGCCCAAAACTACACGATAGAAATCGCTGTACAGTTATTTATCATAGGAGTAAAATGGCGGCTTAGAACTCGCCGCCATCCAGTGTGTCAGTCCAGATTGGATTCGAATCTCCGTCACCTGTAACTGTTAATATTTGATAACTTATACTTGCATCAGCACTACCTGCTGCTTCAGTAACTTTTAGGCTTGCTGTACCATCACCGTATACAACACCGTCTGGTACGAAGCTGCTACGTCCAGTACCACCGTATTGTACTGCCAAGTCATTGTTTGTTAGTATTAGTTCACCGTCAACAGTAATATCTGTATCAAAAGTAACATCATTGTTAACTGTGCCACCTGTAAGTTTGTTTAGATATCTGTTTTCAACATAAACACTAACAGCTCTTTGGGTTGGAGCAGTGTTAAAGTCTTGTGTACCTATGCTTGAAATTAAGTTAGTATTGTCGCTAACTTCTTTTAGTTCTACACCAACTGGAATACCATCTCTAATAAACGGTCCTACGCTGGTCAAACCTTGTAAATCAATTTCGTTAGCGTTTAGTGTAATAGCACCTGTAAGTGCGTTAACACCAAAGAAGTTACCAACTCTAAAGTTACCAATTTGGTCAACTGTACCACCAGCAAATACTTTACCTTGATTGCGTTCAATAATTTCCTGCTCAGGTATAGCACTACCTCCAAAGAATGGAAGTGCGTTATAAGTAACGCCAGCGCCTACATATTCAAATGCATGACCTGATGTTGAAATTGTTGACACGTTGTACAAGTTACCTCTTTGTGAAGTATTAACAGTAACCAATCCTGGGAATAATGAAACTTCAGCTATACCACCGTATACTTGGTTTAGATCTGCAACAGCATTATCTTCAACCGTCTGTATATCACCTAAGATGATATTTCTTTCAGTGTTGTACACAGAACTACCTAATTCATAGTTGTGATTGTTTTCTTGCCATCCAGTTGTATAACCTTCAATTAATGACAGTGCAATTCTATCGATTAGCAATTCTAAATAATTTGCTGCTTCAAGACTTCCATCTGGTATGCTTTGATCTTGTGTTAATACATTGCCGTAACTTGGAGTTACAGTAGCATTGAGAGCAACATTTGACAACAAATCGCCTAGTTTGTAGTAGCTGTATGCAGTAACTAGTGTTTGATCCGCATTACCAACTTTTGCTGCTCCAAGTATAGCACCTGCATAATATGCGTCAGCTGCACGTCTTGTTTGCTTGTTACCGCCATACATAGTATCATAAATTGCTGCATCAATCAAATAACCTGTGTCACGCTTACATTTGTCTATATTGTAAGTAAAGTTGATTAAATTATCAGTGATATATGTAACAACATCATTTTTGATATTTTCTTTTTCTGACAACATTACAGATGCTGCTGTGCGTGTTGCTTCTGGCAACCAGCTAACATCTGGCTCAATTTCACCTGGTGTACCAACTAGTGTTTGATTATTAATTGCGTTCTTTGTAATATCAAATAATGCAGTAGAAGTTGTACTTTGTACACTTGTACCATAACTACCGCTTAGTATTTGAGATTCAGGGTTTCCTGGTGTAGGTGCTACACCAACACCTTCTATACATGATGCTGCAACAGTTGCAAGGTGAGCATATGCTGCTACTGTATTAGCAACTTGATATGCAGGAATATATTGAACTGCGCCTAAGAAATATGCTCTTGTAGCTATTAATGTTGCAATATTACCTGTGTATAACAAGTCATGTGCCACAGCATCAATCAAGTAACCTGTATCTCTTTTACAAACTTCTTGATTGTAACTAAAGCCATTGTATGTTGTTCCAATGTAACTAATTGTATCATCAACAATAGTTTCTTTTGCTGCTGCTAAACTTGCTACTGCTGTTTGTATACCAGCTGCTGACCATGTAATATCTGGATTAGTTTCAGTTGGTAAGTTATCAGTACCGTTGATAATTACGTCTTGTATAATTTGTAATAAGTCATTTACTCTAGTAACTTCAGTTGCACTTGCTGCACCTGCACCTGTTACTTGAGTTTCTACTGTTTGTTCTGGATCACTGTATGCTGTATCTAGTAAAACACTTCCTAGCAGCGTATTTACCCATTCTAATGCATCTGCGGTTTCCTGTTGCTGTCCAGTGACTTGATTGCTTGTTCCAACATAGTAACTGTCAGCAGCAGCTCTAGTTGCACTGTTGCCACCGTAAATAATGTCATATGTTAATGCATCAACAATGTACTTTGTATCACGCTCACATTTTGTAGAATTAAATGTAAAGTTACGGGTAAATGTATCATTTATAAAGTTAATAACAGCACTTTGATAATTTGTTGTTCTATCAATTATGTGGTTAAAGCTGCCTTGTTCACTATCTGCTGCCCAAGTAATGCTCGGAGCATCATCAGCTGGCATACCAGATATACTACCGTTATCAATAACGTCAATTATGATTTGGATAAGGTTTTGTACAACACCTGCTTCAATTGCTGTTGCACCAGGGTTAGTATTATCCTGTGCTACAACAACCTGTTGTGGTGATGCTAAAAAGATATTTTGTACAACATCTGATAACCAACCTTTTAATTGTGTGTAAACATCAACAGTTGCAGTAACTTCATCTGGACTACCTAGTTGACTTACTGCACCAACTAGATAACTTTCTGCTGCTGCTTTTGTAGCAAGGTTACCACCATAAAGAACATCATAAGACAATGCGTCAATAATGTACTTCGTATCTCTCAAACACTTAGCACTATCATATGTTAGTAGTGGATATGTTGTGTTAACATATTCTACAACTTCAGCACCTAAGAAATCTCTGTTTGCTTGTAGTTGTACATTTGCATCATCTGCTGCACTGGTTGGTAGAGCACCTGGTACTGGGAATGTTAATGCATCAGCTGCTGTATCTGTACTTACTACACCATTTTCAAATATGTCAAGTATCTCTGTAAATGCTGCAACAATTCTTGCACTGAATTGACTGCTGATTCCTGTTGCAGTTGACATTTGATCTCTCAAATACTTGATAGATTCAATAGTTTGTAAATTTTGATCGCTTAGTACATATGCACTGTTAGCTCTTTGATAAGCAAGACCTGCTGTTACTTGATTATAGTTTGTACCTAATACTGCATCATATGCTGCTGCTTCAACAAGTAATCCAACATCTCTTTCACATTTAGCTTGGTCATAAGCAAATGTTTGGAAATTGTTAGCAATAAAGATAATAATTTTTGTTTTAACATCATCCTTATTACCTTTGATTACATTGTATGCTTGTTCTAAATCGTCGGCTGCCCAAGTAATGCTTGGAAGTATAGTTGCAGGTAATCCAGTCAGGTCGCCTGCTGTAATAACATCTTCGATAATTTTAACTAAACCTTCAACATCATCGGCTTCAGTTGAGCTTGCTGGTGTTCCTGCTGTATCTTGTGTAAGCGAGTTTCCTACAGATGTTGTAACTGGTGCTTCAATAACAATATCACCAAGTATGTCGCCAAGTCTATTATACGCTGCTGCTGTTGCAGTTTCCTCGCTAGGCGAACCTAGTTGTCCTACACCGTCAACAAAGTAACTTCTTGCTGCTGTAATAGTTGCACTGTTACCACCGTATGTAATATCATGACATACTGCATCAACAATGTATCCAACATCACGTTCACATTTTGTAGCATCATAAGTTAATGCTGGGAAGTTTACAGCAATCCAAGCAATAATTTCGTCTTTGATATACTCTTTGTTTGCAATCAGCTGATCTCTAGCTTCTATAGCATTAGGTGTTGGCAATGAACTTGGTGCAGGAAATACCAATGCATCTGCTGCTGTATCTGTGCTTAACACACCATTGTCAAGTATGTCAATTACTTCGTCAATTGCTGCATCAGCTAATGGTTGTGCTGCATCACTTAAACCTAAAAGTGTAATTTGTTTTTTAAGTTCTCTAATTGCTGCAAGAGTTTGTATTTTTTGATCATCTTGTAAATCAGCACTACTTGCTCTTTGATAAGCAAGTCCTGCTGTTACACTGTTATAATTTGTGCCTAAAACTACGTCAAGTGCTACTGCATCCATTATTAAACCTACGTCACGTTCGCATTTTTCTTGATCGTATACAAAGTTTTGATAATTGTTTTCTACATATGCTACTGCTTCTTTTGCTAAGAAATCTCTGTTTGCAATAAGTTGATCTTTTGCTGCAATCTGTGCGGCTGTAGCAGTAGTTGGATTTGGAAATACAAGTGCATCTGCTGCTGTATCTGTACTTACAACACCGTTTTGAATAATGTCAATAACTTCATCAAATGCTGCTTCTATTCTAGTTGAAGCAGTGGCATCACTTGCTGCGGCAGCGGCTGATTGTGTTTTTGCATATTGTAATGCACCAACTGTTTCAGTAATTTGTCCACTAATAACATATGCACTGTTAGCTCTTTGATATGCTAAACCGCTTGTTACTGCATTATAGTTTGTTCCTAGTGCTGCATCAAAATATGCTGCATCAATAATTAATCCAGTGTCTCTTTCACACTTTGCACTATCGTAGACAAAGTTATTGTTGTTTATGTAAGCAATAACTTCTTCTTGTAAGAAAGTTCTGTTTGCAATCAATTGGTTAGTTGCATTAATTAAATCTGTACTTGCAGGACCCGGCTCTGGATACACTGTTCCTTCACTTGGTAGTTGATCAAATTCGATAATATTTAGAATGTCATCAAACAAGTTACCTACAGTTGTCTGGAAGTTTGAATCTCTGTTTGCTGCTATTACAAGCAAGCGTTTAGCTTCACGCATTGCAAGAATTGTTGCAGGCTTTTGTTCAGCATCAAGATATGCTGTGTTTGCACGACTATATGCTAAACCAGCTGTAATACTGTTATGGTTTGTACCTAGTAGTGCATCTCTATAAATTGCATCAACAATATAACCAACGTCACGTTTACATTTATCTACATCATATGTTAGTGTAGGATAGTTTGCTAAGTTTGATGCAATCACATCTGAAATAAATGTTGCTCTTTGAGAAAGTATAACATTTGCAGAATCTTGTTGTGCGCTTGCTTCTGTATCAAAACTTGGATATGCTTTTGTAGGAAGACCACTTAAACTACCTGCACTAATAACATTTTCAATAATTTGTAATGTGCCATCAATGATAGTTGCTTCAACTTGAGTTGCTGCACCACTTGCAAAATCTTGTGTTTCTGTATTACCTGTTGTTGGTGTAACAGGCAAGTCTCTAATAATTCTTTGTAATATAAATCTTACACGAGCAAATGCATCAGTAAGAGTTGTTATTTCATTTTGTATTAATGAACTATAATTTATATTGTTGAAGAAATATGTTGCTTCTTGTACAGTTTGTGAATTACCTGTGTACAACATGTCAAATGTTAATGCATCAACAATGTGACCCATATAAGTTTGATATGTAGCAGCATCTAGCCCACCATATGTAAATGATGGATTATCGTCATCAATAAATGCTGTAAATTCAGCTTTAATAAATTCTTTGTTAGCAATCAATTGATCTTTTGTATCAATTCTGTTTTGTATTGCACCTGCATGATCTGGAAATTCTACAGTTATACCAGAACTATCACCATCATCTAAGATGTTAATAAATTGATTGAATGCTTCGTTAACTCTGTCTTGTGATGTACTATCAGCAGCAACTTCAATTAATGCCAAACATCTGTCTCTTAAATATTCAAGTGATGTTAGGTATAGGTCTTGGAATCTGTCTCTATATTCAATTTCTTGTGCTTGTCTTAGTACACCTAAGTCGCTACCAAATACAACATACAATGCTGTTGAATAAAGTAGATTATCCATATCAGTATTAAACTGAGTTTGATCATAACTTAATTCAGTAAATTGATCATTTATGTAAGCACTTAGTTCTTCAATGATAAAGTCTCTGTTAGCAATAATGTTATTCTTTGCATTGATAATACCTTCATCGATGCTGCTAAGATCGTTAAGTGAATCATTAAGTTCACTACCTGCGCCAGGAATAACACTACTATCGCCTGCTGACAAGGTAGAAGTGATTATATTAAATCTTTGATCAATTTCTTCTTTCATAGCAAGGTTAGTTGTAAGAGCTTTCATTTCATCTCTTGCACTTTCAATGCCATAAATTGTTGGTTCTAATTGATCTAGAATAACTTTTGTGCTTGTGCTACGTAGATAACTTTGAGCAGCAGCTTGTGATTGGTAAGTTGTTCCTAATACAATATCACCTGTTACTGCATCTACAATACGTCTAATATCTCTACGACACACAGTTTCATCATAAACAAACGGTGGTGTTGTAATATTTGTTGAGGTTATGTAATAGTAAGTTGAATCACCTTCAAACTGTATAATAGAACCAGTTTGAGGTTTATCACGTAAACTTCCTAAGCTAATAATACTGTTTGTTGAAAGGTTTACAGTAGCTTCAGCATCAATACTTGCACCACCTCCTACAATAGATATTGCAGGAACTGACTCATAACCACTACCGTTACTTGTAATTGTTATAGCAGCTAATTGTCCAGTTGTCAAGTCAACTTGTGCTGTACCTGTTGCTGTTACACCACCTGCGCCAGTTGGAGGATCAAAAGTTACAACAGGATTACCTGTGTAACCTGCACCTGGATTTTGAATTGTAACACTACCAACACTTGAGTAGTAATCTGATAACGGTACAGCGTTTGTATACGGAATAGGATAGAAACCATCTGCAACAACACCTTCGGTACCAAAGTCACTAACTGAGTTGGAAATTGATAGATAACCGCCTTTAGTTGTTAAGAAGCCTACACTACAGAAAACCGAGAAGCAGCTAACAATCTGTGTATAACCAAAGTTAGTAACATGGAAACCAATACCACCTTGTGAAATTTGTGTAAACGCATCAGCAACAAAAGAGAACACAAGTGATGCAGGATCATATTCGTCGCCGTCAACAAGAAGACCACCACCACCGCCGGTTGGGTTAATTTGTTTTCCAACTGGTAAATCTGGATTGTCTTCTAGTGTTAAAGGTCTTGCACCTGGTTCAATACCTTCGATTTGCACAGTTTCAAATGGAATAAATTCAGTACCGTCGTTTAACCAAGGACCGTTCATGTTAGTACAGTTTTGTACATAAGG